TCAAGATCGGCTACTGCTAGAGTAAACGCATTGCGGTGCATGATGATGTTTTGTGGGGAAACAGTACCAGAGCTATTAAAGAAGCTAACAGCAGCAGTTGCGTTAGTTGTAGGGATAGATACGTTCTGGAACTGACCAGCAGTAATAACCGCAGGGCTTACGTTTACAGAAATAGTACCACCTGAACCGCTAACAGCAGTATTAACNACAAAGTTGCGTAGCTTGTTTGAACCATAAGCCTGACGGTTTTGTGGGTTAACTGCATAAACGCCAGCGATTGTGAATGTATCGCCTTGGTTTAATGAAACACCAGAAGTCAATGTCAAAGTGATTGTGCTTGAAGAAGCCCAACCAGATGTCAAGAAACCAGTAGCAGTTGTAGTAGCCACAGTAGCAGAACCAGCGAAAGAACCGAATGTATGAGCTACTACGTTCTGATCCATCTTCCAGTTCATACCAGCAGAGTCACGACCCATCAAGCCTTTACGATACTGTTCGCCAATAGCTTCTTGTGGCACGAATAGGCCTTTCAAGCTGTCAACGATAGTAGCGGAAGTAAACGGCTCAACGATACATGATCTACGACCATCACGAGGTGCGCCTTCAGAATCAAGGTAAGCAGCAGCAGTCAGGTAAGTAATCAGACCTGTTGGGGGTGTACCAGCAGTACCTACGATGTTGTAAGTATTGTTAGCAGCTTGCAATGTACCATCACGATCAATCTTGTTCGCAATAGCGGCAACAGCAGGCTTCAAAACACGATCAGAGAACATATCTAAAGACAATGCCAAATCTTGTGTTGTGAACTGTGTGTCAACGTGGAACTGTGTTGACAATGTTACAGGTACTGAAGTTTCGTTGAAATCTTCTACGTTCAAAGCTGGGCCTGTTGTACCAATGAAACGACCTGGTTTACGAACGTTAACTGTGTTACCAATTTTACCGCCAACTACAGCGAACTGGTCATCATAGTTACGATCCACTTCTGATGTAAATGTTAATTCGTTTTCTAAGACCATCAACGCTTCGTTAGTGATCTTGGAAATGGTTAGCAAATTATTTGCCATGATTTATTTCCTTTATTAAATATTGGGTATATCAGCGTATCCGTTTAGCCTGTCTTGCAGCTTTCCATTGGGCATAAGTCCCATGAAATGCTCCATTGCCATCAATAAGAACGTCTGAAGTTCCTTTTCCGGCAGTTAAAGGCTTAATCGGTGCTGGTGCTTTACTACGAGCAACAGTTTCGCTTTTCTCAACAGGAGCTTCTTTACGCTCGAATTGAACTTCCAATTTCCCTAATTCCTTGAGTGCTTTATTAGTCGGCATTGCTGCCAATTTACTAGCGTAATCATCATCTGATGCTAGGTGATATAGGATTTGTGGGCCTACATCTGATTCTAGAATTGCATCTCGTACTTCATCTCGTACTTGCACGTTGCTAGAAGCTACCATATCGTCAAAGTCAGGAATATCAGCTTTAGCAGCTTCGAGTTTTGCAGACCACGACTTGATTACTTCGTTTCTCTGTTCATCTACCTTGCGTTGCTGTTCTTGTATATCACGCTGTTCTAATGCCTTTTCTGCGCTCCATTCGGCTAATGCTTCAGCGTATTCAAAAGCATCATTAAACTGCGATGCTTGTGGTTTTTCGATGACAGGATCAACTTTTTGGGTTGCAGGGGTTTGTCTGCTCTCAAGTTCTTGTAAACGTGCTTCTAAACTTGCTTTATCTGCCTCTGCTTGTTTGGCTCGTTTTGTAAGTTCTGAAAATCGTTTTTCAAGTTTGGGATTTTGTTTAGGCTTGTCTGTTACTTGCGCTTCATCTTCTGCCTCTGGTTCACTCTCAGCTTGTGCCTCAACTGCTGGCTCTGAATCAGGAGTTTCCTCAACTGCTTCAGCCGCAACAGGGGCTTCCTCACTAGCTAAACCAAGTTTATTAGCAGTCCATTCCGCTAAATTATCGCTTGTTACGACATTATCTGCCGTTCTTACATTTGCTTCTGACATGGATACTCCAAGAATTAACCCAATGAACCCATTGGTAGGTAAATGCTTTTATAACATAAATGTTGCTTATTTACAACATTAAATTGCTCGCTCAACTGCTTCAGCGTTAGCTTCATTAAATTCAGTTTTGTTCAAATGAGCAAGAACTAAAGCCAATTGCGCTTTCATTTGCTCAATTTCTAGCTGAGTCTGAGTCTTAATAACTGTGTCATGCGCTGTAGTGTCTGTACGCATTTGAGTATCTTCACGTTTAACATCTAAACGCATCTTCTCACGCTGTGTTTCTGCTTCTTGCACTTGTTGCTGAACAGTAGCACGATACTTCTTATCCATTTCTTCAGCTTGAATCTGCTGTTGAAGCTGTTGAATCATCTGCTTGCTTTGAGCCAACTGCATCTGTACTTGCGGTGGAATAGGTGACTTATCGTCAATCTGAGCCATAGGATTGGCTGCTGCAAGTCTATCTGCAATGACTTCTGCACCTGGGAAGTCCATGTTACGGAANATAAGATCACCAGCAGTTTGCATCAATGTAGGATCAGCACCTAATAANCCCATCATAGAATCAACNGCTTCTTGACGTTTAGAGTTGTAACCAGGGCCTGTTTCCATTACTACGTCATATTCGCCTACAGTTACGTCATTTAAGACTTTAGACACGCCTTGCTCGTCTTGACCTTGCTCGTTGATAGTAACCATCTCAGGTTTGCCATCATCGCCAATAATACGCATTACACGCTGTCTATCGTAGATTTTAGGAATCAAATCAAGAATGATACGACCTGTATGACGGATTGATCGAGTCAGATTGTCATAATAGTGAAAGTTAGTCATATCAGCTTGTTGTTGCTGACCTTGCAAAGACTTGCCTGATTGCATACCTTGTGGCAACTGACCAGGATCAAAAATACCTACAACTGCTTGTAAGTCTTGATTCATNCCTTGCAATGCAGTCATTACGCCTGCTGGTGGTGGCTCTGGCTGTAATCTTGTAGGNGCTGGAGCAATNCGNCCTTCAATGTCTGTCTGTTTGTAACGTAATACAGGCATAGCTTTAATGTTAGCCATTGCCCATTCGTTCTCATGACCTTCATCTTGACCTTCGGCAAGCAACCATTTAGCTTTAGGAGCAAGAGCTACAGTTTCAGTCAATGCTGTTGACCAGTAGTTATACATACGTTGTGGGTCTTTAGCCATACGCACTAGACCNAACTTCTTATGNTTATCGTCAACNCTTACTTCTTGACCATATACCGGCACGATAGGAATAAACTTACCAGCCCATTCGCCTTCTTCNAGGATTTGCATAGCTGTTAGCTTGCACCATTTAATCTTTTTGCGCCAGGTATCACGCTTATCAATNACAGTAATACCAGCAGCAGCCAATGCTTCTTTGNTTGGCATTTCATCGCTATAGCCTGTTGTGCCNTCTGAAAGCTGAATAATCATTGCTTTCTCACGCTCAGTATAGAAATACTCAGCTATGCGTATATCTTCCTTTGTGACCCATTCCGACTCCGTATCGCCCGTTCCTCTACTGGAAAATCCCTGAGTGTCCTCTGCATTTGGATACATTTTCTTGAACACGGCTTTACTGACAACTGTTGTAACAAGGCACTTTTCAGCATCTGAGCCGTCAGGTTCAACGCTATTAGGGTCAAAATAAACGCTAAAAGGATTCTCAATACGCTTAATGTAGATTTCTTGGTCAAAGCTGTCATCCCTTACATAGTCTGTAGTAACACGCCAATATCCCCAACCCATCTTCACGCAATATTCAAACGCATGATCATAGGCTTGATCTGCATCGCTTTGATTCTCAATATGGCGAGTAATGCCTGTAATGATNTCAGCTACTTTAGCATCTGANTCATTGTTCATGCCATGCACTTTAATGCGTGGGCGTTGTTGACGTTGNTGATTGCAAATTTGACGGATATAAGCATCTACCTTATTAATCGTCAAGCAAGGTCTAGCTTCTAATACTCGGCTATTTTGNACATCTACAGGCCATTGATCGCCAGCAGCAAATCTCACATCATCTAACGCTTCAGCACGATTGTTGCTATCAGAATCGTTACAAAGCCTTAAAAACTGCTTGGCTTCTTCAATTCTGCCGTCTGATTGTGAGTCTGCAACGCTATCGTATGCCATAGGTATTCCTTAGTATTTGGCTGATTTTAAGCCAACTGTATCATTTTTACTACACATTTTAGCCCATCCATGAACTTGGTAGGTTATAAGTTGATTTTTGTTTGGGTGCTTTTCTAGGCTCGTTAACCATTAATCCAATGTAACGGAACGCATCTGCACCATGCGAATAGTTATCGTGGAGTGGCTTTTGGCTAAATTGCTTGGTATCTGGATCAACGTCATACCTATAATGGCGCAGGCATTGCAAGCCTTCATGGGTGTTTGTGCGGTCAAACCAGCACTTATTGAACATCATTCGTGCAGCATTGATTGAATCTACGATAGGAGTTCTTTCGATAACTCTTGTATTGAAGTTTGCAGCTCTGACCACTTCCTCGATACTTTTGCCGTGTGAGGCCAAAGTTTTGTTGCCAGCATCATGTGGTAGCCAAATAGTGTCGATAACGTATCCATAAGATTGTATTTTAGCAAGATAATGAGCAATTGTCTGTTGATTGTCCTCGTGATAGCGTATCAGTCTGACTTCTTGGGCAATAAATTGAACAACCCAATAAGCAGTAGAGTCTGCCCAGCCCAAATCAAAAACAACGTGACAGGGCTTGATTGGATCGTAGGGTAAATTGCATATCCTTCCATCTAGCTCTGCCATAGTCAATTCTTTAGCAAAGATAGCACCATCTACTGTCTGACGGCATAATCCTTCCCAGACTGTGTTGTACGCTTCCCTATCCCTACTGAATAAGGCATCTTTCTCTAATTTGAGAGTATCAGGGAACCAGGGATTGTCTGACCAATTAATCTTTGCAACTTTGCAGTTCTCTGGCGGTGATACCACGAACCTTTGATAGGTTTCATCGCTTTCAAGCTCCGGATTGAANGTAANCCANATTTCTGACTTTTCTTTACGGATGGTAGGGATAAGAATATTCCACGAGGTTTTTGATACCGANTGCGCTTCCTCAACCCAACAGAGGTCAACACCCTCAAAAGANTTGATGTTTGTGACGTTGTTTTTAAGGCCAACAAACGCAAATTCAGTACCATTCTTGCCTCGAATGGAGTTTTGTGTGATTTCATAGAACGATTCTANTTTTAAAGCAATGATTTGGTCTGATAGCAGTTTATGTACTGATTGACCTATTGAATTTTGGAACTCACGAGCGCATAGCACCCTTGTAGGCTTCTTTACGCCAATAACGAGTAATGCACGAGCGACCCCCCAAGATTTAGCCCCACCACGACCACCATAAAGCACCTTATATCGGCATGGATCAAATAGCATTTGCAGCTTGATTGGAAAATCAACCTGACTAACAGCTTCCCTAATCTCTGATGTAATTTCACTCATCTACAAGTGGTGGAATGATAGATGGAACATGAAAACGCACTTCTAATGAAGTTGTTACATTGTTTCCTTCGCCATCTTCAAAAGTTGTCGCTTGTACTGCTTTACCATCTGTTCTGTCAGCTAAGAAGTTAACAGCCCACGGNTCACCTTCTTCTGCTTTGTCTAATACTTTGTCAGCAGCATTGCGTAGCTTCTGTGGGTTCTGAGCAATAGACTTGCGTAGAGCATCCAAAAATGGCTTATTCTTTGTTCCATTCTTGTTACCAGGTTGTCCACCTCTTGAATTATTCGACTTTTCTTCCATGTTNTTGATTATGTTGTTTTTTTACAACACTTATGATTGTGAAATATCAGGTTCTTTAATCTCATCAGACTGTTGTTTTTTTGCAACATCCATNTGAGCTTGAGCAATAGCATTGATACCATCTATGAGGTTCTTGCTATACACATAAGGTAATTGTCCTAATGCTTGTAACAACTCGTTTACTTGTTGTACTGTAAAAGTGATCATTCTTATACTCTCTTAGCTTTAGTTTTCTTAGTTGCAGCACGTTTTTCGCTATATGCGATTGCCACAGCTTGCTTTACTGGCTTACCAGCTTCTATTTCGGCTTTAATATTGGACTTAAATGCTGCTTTGCTGGTTGATTTTTTGAGAGGCATGGTTTTGCTCCTAGTTGTAGCCTTTTTAAGGCTTGGTTTACGTTTAACTTCGTCATTAATAGGGAAATGCCACGCATTAGATGGCTTTATTGGTTCAGGCTCTACTTGGTCTTGCATCCATTTCCAAATGGCTTGTAATCTATCCCAAATTTTGTGTAATGTACTGTACATTTTTTCCCCTATTCTACCCAGCAAACATCTTGCCAGGACATTAACACGCACTTTTCACCTTCGTGAACGATTGGCGTGAATTTAAGATATTCCTCT